AGACGCCGAGGGCAGTGTCTTGCAATACGAGGTAATCCCCCGCGATTGCACCACCTTGAGTTGTGCCGTTGATCGTGATCAGATCATTGGTCGTAGATGCAAAGGTGAGAACAGTCAGGCCGGCAGACGTGACGTTGACCACGCGACCGACGAACTTGTTGGACGTGCCGTTGTGAACCCCAGCGACCACTGTAATCCCGCCGGAAACGGCGGTATCCAGATGGATGTGGTACTTGTCTCCCGAGCCAACAGCCGCCGGCATAGTGATCGCCACCGCGCCAGTATTCGCTGTGACAACCAGCGTACGATTGGCGTGTTTGGCCGGATCGAGAGTGAGAGACGCCGTAATGTGAACCACGCGCTCATCGAGCGTGTGCGACTCATTGGCGAAGCCGATTGAAGAACGGGACATGGTAAGATTCCTCTTGAGTTGGTGAGTTGGAAAGAGCGGAGCCGAATGGCCCCGCCCTTAGAACCTACTCGTTATCTTACGCGCCCGGCATCACAAACGCGATGCCACCCAAATCGTACACTTCCCCGCAGCCGAAGATCGTGTCGGCTGTGAGCAGCGTCGCGAGGTACTCCTGCTTGTATTGCGTCTGCACGCGCGGGCCAAGCACTTCGGCCAGCACGATTGCATCGCGATGGGCCATAAGGCCAACGCGCGCAGTCGTCGCCGTGGAAGGCGTCGGGCAGTTGCTGGACACATGCACGGGCTGACCATACACGTTGCCCAGCTTGCCGTTCAGAATCGGCTTGCCGTCACCCGAGAACGCTTGCTCGGTGAACCGGGCAAGGCCGAGCATGACGCGCCGACCCACAGGCGGGACCACGATGAAGCGGTCGTTCATGGGCATGTCTTGGTCGTCGAGAATCTGAATCATGCGCCGAATCCCCGCGTCGGTGATCGCGGTCGCGTTGGCATTGCCAGCCGCGTCCACGAAAGCGGTTGTGCCGTCACCGGCAATAACCGCGCCGTCCCACGTATTCGCACCGGCCGTGCCGCTGTTCAGCGTTTGGGCGGTAGCAAACAGTTGGGTGTCCACAGCCTTCGCCAGCGCGTAGCCGCCGTCGTCGGTGTAGAACTTCCGGAGGGAAGGATTCGCTTGAGTCGTGACCACATCTTCGATCAAGCGGCTGTATTCCCAATGCGCAGTCAGAAGAATCTGCACATCGTTGCCTGATTCGGTGATGGTTGTGACCGTGGTGTTGACGCTCTTGGAACTGGCAGAGCCACGGGCGGGAACCGGCAGGTTCACCGCATTACCCTTTTTGCCCTTCACTGCCAGGCGCCGCACCAGTCCAGCGAGGACGAGGTTCGCCTTTTTCGCAGCAAAGATTTCGTCTGACCAAATCTCCGGCACAAAGCCGGCGGTATCTGCATTGGTCAGGATTACGTTGTCGCCGCCGTAAGCCATTGTGATTTCCTTCGAAAAGTTAAGGGAAGATTAACCAGCGGCCGTCGATACCTTATCGCCCATATTGGGCGGGGTCGCACGGAAGAAAGTCGTCTCCCCAACTCCGCAGGAAGCAGTTGGAACGGCGCGGGCGAAGACCGGGGGCGCGCACACCCTGCCCGGTCAGATTTCGCTCCTGATACCAGTAATATACACGGGTTTGGCTGTTTTTGCTCGCCCTTTTTTGAAAAAGGTTACAAATCAACGCTTTAGCGTGAACCGTGCTCGCCCCCTCGCTTGCAGGAAATTTCCCAACAGTCCGTCGCCATGAATCGTGCATTTCAGGAGGGCTTGCCGTTTGCACAGGAAATCTTCCGCGAGTAACAGCCCGTGGAAGAACAGCGCAGTGGAGTCGAACAGCCGCCCGTCCACATCGACCTGGCATCGCGTCTTTTCGTGTGATGCACCCCAATGCAACCCGGCATGCGTCTGCCGGCCGCGCGTCCCGTACTCGATCCCAAACCATTCCTGTGTCCGATATCCAGACTCGAACATCAACTCCGCCGCTTGCACCCCCGCATCAAACCGCACTTTGAATGTTGGGTAGCGTTTGTCCAGCTTGATATATGGCTCGATCCCGCAATGGAACAGTTGCGGCGTAATTCCGACTGCCTTCAGCTTCTCGATGTATTCCGGGCGAATATGCGTGGACAGCAAGAACTTTGTCTGCGGCTGCGGCTTCGCCATGAATTCGACTTTGTAGATGTGCGGGTCGATATCGACATGGTAAGCCGGGATTAAACCACGGTCCACCAGAAAGCCGTAGGCTTTGCTCACAGTGCAGATCGTGTCAAACTCGCGCAGCCGGGGCCATGTTTCCTTGAGTGACGGGCCGTAGCCAACAATTGCGATCTTGCCTGGTTTGATGACGCGATCCTTGACAAATGGCGGCAGGCCGAGTTTGAGAATGGCATCCCGATTCTCGTGAATCTTATGGATGCTCGACTGATCAACAACCCCGCCGTCTGCTTTGAGCAGACGAGCGGGGATAACCGGATTCTCCATTACCGCACGCGGCCTTCGGCGTACGCCTTGGTGAGTTCATCTGCCATCGCATCATAGCGGTCCGGGTCTTCGATCTTCAGCCGAATCACGTCCGCGCGCCGATAGATTTTGCCATCGACTTGCTTGGCGTCCCGAGGGCTGGCGTTGCCGCCGGTGGGAACCCTGGCTGCTTCACGCCCTGCGACGGGCTTGGTGACAGTTTTCGGGGTTTGTTTCGTGGGTTCTGCCGCCGGTTTCGCAGCACGCAGCGATTCCAATTCCTTCCATGTACTGAACAACTCATTGGCCGCTGTCAGATCGTAGTGGTCGTTGGCCCGCACGATCATCGCCTTCCGAATCGGTGATGCCGCAATCCAGGTCTTGAAATTCGGGTTTTGAACGATTTCCGTAGCGTCCGGGTGCATCGCGTTGAACTTCTCTTGCATGGTTTCGCGGTGCGCCAGGATTTGCGCGGTGGCGATTTCCTTGGCCTTGCCCGTCAGTTCGCGGATCGACGGATGATTCGCGATAGCGATTTCCATCGCTTTCTTCGGGTCGGTGAAAAAGTCCACATCATCCGGCGCCTTGACTTCCTCGACCTTTTTCTGCGGCTCGGCGCGAGACTTCAGATTCGCGCGGATGTACACATCGGCCGCTTCTCGCAGCTTGCCGAGTTCGTCTCCCTGGCGCCCAATCACTTGCTGCGCCTCGCGATACATCCGAGCCAGTTCGGCGGGCGACTTGCCTTTCAGTTCCGCCGGAACGTCATCGTCTGCGTTCGCCTTCGGCTTTGCCGCTTGCTTGCGCGTCTTTGCAGACGCCGGCTGTTCTTCTTCCTTCTCGTCCTCTTTCTCGTCCAGATCGGTTACGCCTTCCGGCAAATCGTCCTGGCCAGTTACGTCCACGTATGAGACGTTTTCGTTTTCTGCTTCTACAACTTCGTGCAAGTCTTCCACAACTTCAGCCCCCGTATCGAGGGGTGCTACTTTGGGTTGCTTTGCCATTGTGCCTTTTCCTTCGCTCTTGGGGGCTACTCAGGGTTATCGCCGGATGCCCCGCAGGACCGACGATAAGTGTTATCTGGCCGATTACTTGTACGTGCCGTGTCGCTCTTGATTCCGGCGCTCTTTCTTCATGTGCGACTCGCGCCGCTTTTCCCATTGATCGGCGGCCGTTGGGAAATCTCCGCTCAAGCCTTCGAGGCTGATTCGGGGCGCCGCGATCAAGCGCTGCGCTATCGTTCGACATTCCTTGCAATATACCTGCCGTGTCTCAGACTGCACAAGTGCCTCAAACTTATGCCCGGTAGAGCACAGAAAGTCAAACAGTCTCAGGCTCATTGGTCGCTGTCCTCCGCCAACAGATTTTCGTACGCTTTCTCGATCACCGCTGGTTGGGCGACGATCAGCTTGATCATGTCGATCTGGCCGCGCCGAAAGTGCAAGTCGTCGAGGTTCTTTATCGTCTCAACAGAATCCGCCGCCTCGAACAGCTTGCGCATGTCCTCGATGAAATACTCCCAGCCTTTCGTGGCGAACATCGCCTGCATCGACTCGTAGTAGTCTTGCAGGTTGCGGTCCTTCAGTCCTGCTTGTGGATTTTCTGCTTCTGCCATGTTTTGCTCCTATCGTTCGCTCTGGTGCTACGGGATGGAGTCGAACCACCGTCCTCTTGATTACAAGTCAAGCACTCTGGCCTCTGAGTTACCGTAGCGAATAAGCGGGGGCCGGCTCGCCTTTTGAGCAGGCCGGAAGTGCGGGAGCGAAGCGCACCTACTTCCCCCTATCCTTTAAAATCTCGCTTGAGCACGCCTATTACATCGTCGGCGTAGTCTTCCTCCCAATACGTTTTCTTGCCCGGTCCCCAATTGTGGTCCGGCGAAAATCCGCTTCGTTTCATGTGTGCCACGGAACAACTCAGGACATCCGCCACAAACAGCCGGAAGGCCATCATGTTAATCTCCGAGTGTAGCGCCAGCACCATGATCCCCGAGTTCGTCATCAGGTTCATGCGCGCGTGCTCGAACAGCGCGAGCCGCAGTGCGACATTATGGCTGGCCGGCGTGTACACGGGGTGCCGGACATTCAAGTTCAGCCCGCGCATGTGCGCTTCCGCGTCCGGCACAAACACCGGCGTAAAGCCTTGCCCATCCAACCAGTCCGCCACCTTCAACCATTCATGGAAGCGCGTATTGCGCTGCCGCTCGAAGTCCGAATCCCGCAGCGTAATAGTCACGACATTATTAGGTAATGCTTCCGCAACTATTTCCCTGGCGAGCCGTGGCGCCTTGAAAATCGGCGGCACAGGTCGGCCAGGATTCGCGTAGGACAACACTTGCGTCCCCGTTACGGCGCGAGTGGCTTCATTCACCGAAGGCACCAATCGCGCCAGGGGCAGCAAAAGGTTTTCGATGCGCCACTCGCGCCGGTCAACGCTGTATTGCTTATCGCGGTCCGACCAATCACGCTGCCCGGCGACGACTCGCACTTGCAGGTGCGGGTCCATCGACGCGCGCCGCATGTACTCAGCGCGGGCCAGCCAGTTCACAAAGTCATGCGTCGGGGGCGACTTTGCCAGTTCGTATATCGCTTCCATCGTTCGCTCCTACTTGCCAGGATTTGACTTCCTGCTCATTGCATCCCAAGGTGCGGTTGATTTCGTTCTTCAGTGTGATCCGCGCCTGATTGACAGCATGGGATATCTTCGCGTAGGCGATCAGCCGCAATGCGTCCCCAAGTGTGCTCGGGTACGGCGCCTCCAATTCCTTAAACAGCACATCATTCGAGTCCCAGCCGAGTTCATTGAGGCGCCGTAGTTCCTCCATGTATTTCTGCGTGTTGGGAATATGCTTCGTCAACGCCACGCATTTCTGCAACTCGGCTGAAAGGTCAGCGCCCAGCCGCTGCATCTTGATTTGCAGAATCGATGCCTTGTCAAGCAGATCGGCTGGACTCATAGTTAGATCATCCCCGCGTCAAGTGGTATTGGGCCAGTAGATACCCCACTCTGCCCGAGTGTTACCCCAACAGGCACTGGCACGGGAACCGCCTTCGGCACTTCCTGCACATGAATTTGCTTGTTTTCCTTGGCCGCTGCCGTTTGCATCGCCGCGATTCGCTCGTCGCTTTCCATCTGTTCCTTTTCCAGCGCCATCTGCGCGATTCGCATGCGCCGATCGAATTCCTCGTCGATCTGTTCCTCCGGCGTCTTGTAAATGCCCTTCGTCGCGATCCGCTGCGATTCCATCATCGGTTCCAACATTTCGCTGCGGGCCTGCGCATCCAACAACCGTGTCTTGGCTTGAATCTCGGCCAGCTTGGCTTTCTTCGTCGCCAACTCCAACTGTGCATCCATCCGTTGAAGCTGAATCAGCACCGGGTCCATGACAGGCGCATTGGGATCGGCCGCCGGCTGCGACAACATCTTGGCCTTCTCCTGCAACGCCGCGAGAATCTTGTCGCGGCCGTGCATCCCGCTGTTCGACACGATGCCGATCATCAGCAGAATGTGTTCGAGCGATCCCGGTTGCATGCCGGAAATCAATTGCGTCATGTTGGAAGTTTCATACTCACGCTGCATGATGCCCATCGTCGAGGACACCCCGAACGTCATGTTGATCGGAATGTAGCGCTCCGGATTGTATTGCACGTAGCGCCAGAACAGTTTGCGCAGCGCGGGAGTCAGAAAGCGATTGATGTAACGCAACAGAGTGCGCTTGTTCCGCTTCACGATACCGGACAGCGCCATCGACACTGCGCCCGAGCGCGCGTCGCCGCCGACGCCGGCCTTGGCGAGCGCCATGCCATCCACCGAGCCGGTCGCCCGCTGCACCATCTGATCCAACAGTTCGATCTGCGCGCCCGAGTTCACGTCCAACTCCCCGAACTTGAAGGGTTGCAGGACTTGCTTCGGGTCGCCGTTGACGAGGATGTTCTTGCCAGGGTAGATGTCGAACTTGAATCCGCGCGGCAGGCGCGAGCCGTCCATCGCGATCATCGGCGCCGCCGTGAAGGCCAGGCAGTCGATGCGATAGCGCAGTTCCGCGTCCAACAGCCGCTGGGCCGTGGCACCCTTCTCGCAAATGCCGCGCCCCCAAAACCGGCCCGGCACGATGTCCCACTGCACAGCAAGCACCGGACGGTCCTTCATCATATCCGGCGTTTCCTTCGCCATCAGCAACTGGCCCTCGGAGGCGAGCACAACCCAGGCTTCCACCATTTCCCCACTGAGCGGAGTGGCGTCTTCCTTTTTGTCTTCGGGGAACAATTCTTCGGTTTGCTGCGGAGGGAATATCAGTTCCTTCGGCACCTTCCCGTAGTAGCGGATGATATGCACCACATCCTGCATCCACGGAGTTTCCATCTGCGGGTCGGGCTTGATGTCCGGATTGCCGGACGAGCCGACTTTCAGATCAACTTTCTTGTACTCACCACTCGTGATACCCGCGCGAATGATGTGCTCGCTAACGTCTTCCTCGACGAACACGCCGAGTGCGGATTCGATATCGCGTGCAGCCGGGTCAATGCCGAAATTGCGCGGATTCACCGAGCGCAGCACCGGACGCTCCATGATGGTTTCTCGAACTTGCGGCATCAGCCGGCCCGCCGCTTCATCCATGACGGCCATGATATCCCGCTTGGTTTCCTTTTCCAGAATGATTTCTCCGATGCCCGTGCCATAGACGGCCGAGTTCATAATGGTTTCGGAGCATGTGCTGGTGAGGTCGGTTTCATCCAGATCATACCGAAAGGTGGATTCATTGCGCTCTAGCGCTTCGCGCTCAACCGGCCCGTCGTCCGGGCTGGCCATCAACTTCAGGAAGTCGCCGCGCCCGAACACGGCTTCCTCGATTTCAGCAACGCCGTTCTCGACGGCTTCGGCCGTGGCCGGCGAAATGAGTTTCGCGCGTTCCTTTTTCTTCGTCTTGTCTTCCGGGGTATAGATCGCGCGCCACTTGCGTTCGTACTCGTCCCACAGGGTGGAGTAGTTCGAGTCGCGATGAATACGCCACGCACTGACGCGCTCCATAACCCACGCGGCCAGGCGGTCGTCATTCGTCATTTGTTTGCCTTCAGTTTCATCCGGCATGCTGGTCGAATCGCGCGGGTCGCTGTTCATCACCATGCCCTGCGCGGCAGGAATGGGCATTGATTTGCTGTCAAGTTGTGCCATAACCAATCCTTAGAATCCGATGTCGGGGTCTTGCGGTGTCCAATACGGCTCGTCCGCTGCGTCCCCGAAGTCGGCAAAAATACGCCCCTCGACTAACTGTGCGATGTAACTCAGCGCGTCAGGAATGTCGTCGTGAACCATCTTCGACGGGAAGTGGACAAGCTGATCTTCCACATCCCGCAGCCACGGCGCACCCGCGCGAAAAGTTATCAAACCATGTTCCAAGCGGGCTTCCAGCGCCCACAGAATCCGTTCTTCCTTTATGCGGTTCTCGTGCGATAGCGGTTCCGGAGTCGTGATGTGAACCTTCTTCGCTCGTGCCGCATCCTGAATCTGCGGCAAAATGGCGTTATATAGCGCACCGCGTTCCAAACCCCACGCCAGGGGCTTTTCCTTGTCCAGCGTGTCCACGATCCGATTGGCGGCTTCCTTAATGCCCCACCGGCCGTGCTGGATGTCTTTGATGAACCAGCGCTGCGTGCCTTCCTTGTCCGTTGTGATCTTCGCCGTCACGATCACATGCTCGTCCAACTGTTTCTGCCGCGCGGTCCGCGCGTGCTCGATGTCCGAGAAGCCTGCCGGGTCAACAGCCACAACAGTTACAGCGTTTTTCGGTTCCTCGCCGGTCTTGATCCACTCCGCCTTGATCCGCCCGCCCGCGCGAATATCAAAGGACGCTTTGATTTCTCGCGCATACGCAACGCTGCTCATGCTGCGCCGCGCGGCTTCCAATTCCCCCGCCGGCAGAAACGGATTGGCGCCGGACTCGAAGCTGAACGCCGCCCACTCGGGATCATCCCCGGATGCGGCCGTCATGTACAGATCGTAGAACTGATTGCGCTCCGGGGGCGGCGTGCCGATGAACAGCGCGCGACCCTTCGAGTCAATCAGCGTGGGGCGGATAATTTCCTCCCACACGTACGGCTTCATGTCGCCGTATTCGTCCAGCCCGGCGAAGAACAGGCCCGGTCCCCGCAGGGATTCCGGCTTGTCCGCGCCCTTAACGCCGACCAGTACGCCATTGGCGAGTGTCAGCAGT